AGTGCAACTCAGTGCTGTACGCCACTCCGGGGGTTGGACCAAGAATGAACGCAGAGTCATCGAAGTTTGCGTAGTGACGGGGCCGTCCGTAGTAGAATGCATTATTGATGGGGTACGCCTCGCGGATAAAGTTCACATCCTTATTCAAGAGGTAATGATACTCACCACTAGGCTCGATGACCGCCAGCGAATAGCAGTACAAGAAGTCTAAAGGGATCTGCAAGTACGGATTACCAATAGACATTGTGCCGGTCACATTCTTACGGAGCGCCGGGATCTGCACCGTGTTGTAAATCTTCTGTTCAGCCTGTTCGGTAAACATGTCAAGCTGGGCATCCGAGAACTCATTCTCGCAGATGTCCTTGATGTTGATTTTCAACTCGGTGTAGTTCATGTCAATCTCACGCCATCGGGCCTCGGCACATGACACCTTTCGTCGCCGCGCCTGCACCGCGCATGCGGATGCCGCTCGTTTTGACGGGTTCGTAAGGGTCTACGCGCTTGTTGGCGATAACCGTCTTGGTGTCTTTTGCGTCCTGCTTGGGCGAAACAACGCCAGCCTCAGCCATCTTGAACGGCTTAATTTTTCCAGACATGTCAACCTCCGCGCTTTTGCGCCGCGACTTTAGCAAGCCCACGACCCATAGACTTCATGTTTTCGTTGGTCTTGCCCGGGTTACCTTTGGTCGGACCTTTTTGGACCGGTGCAGTTGCGCCGCTCGGTTTTTGTGCCATGATCAACTCCTACGATGTAGATACTGTGACTGTACCAACTTGTCCTTGGGCCACCAAGTTATTTGGTGTGAGCCCCGCATCATAACTGCGAGAGCCCCCTACCGGGTTCCAGCCCCACTGAATGTTTCGACTCCCTTCACCAATCGAACCATTTGCCAAGACTCCTGATTGAACGTATGTGTTGTCAGGACGTGGGTTACGAAGGGCTTGCGGATCGTCAACCGGGTACATCCCAAGCTGTAACTGCGGTTGATCAGGTTCCCAGCATTCTGTGCACACCAACAAATTGATCTGCTTGGTTTTGATGACCAACGTACGCAACTCGCGTAGTCGGAATCGGAATCCGCAACGATCACAGATTGCAATTGCAATCCTATTGGATGCGTACCGATTAGACATCAGCCACCACCAATATAGGAGCGGCGCGGAACAAATCTGACCGCCGCTTTTTCCCTATCTTCCCCCGCCGCAAGATCAAACTGTTCATCGTACGCTTGCTTGAGCATTGGAATACGATCTACAAGCTCGGGCACTTTCATAGCAATGTGGTACGCCAGCCCCGCTGTCAGCGCGGGCAAGAATCGGAAGTTGGCATCAGGGGTCTGAATGCCTGAGCCCGCATCTTCAATCCGACGCATGCGCCAGTATTTGAAAATGTAGTAAGGACTTGCTAACGTACCCTGATCAGGCACCGGCCAAACAACAATCTTTGGATTGTCGCGCAGGCGGCGCACCCACACTTGGATAGGTCGTGCTTGCTGTAGCTTGTTTGGAATAGTGGCGTACGTTGATACGCTGATGCGAGTAATTGCCAGATCAGCTTGCGTTGAAACGTTTCCGGCACCGGTGCGGATTACGTGATCCAGAAGATCAATCGTGTCCGCAGGAAGATCGTACTCTGCGGTGCCTTGCACAAGATTGACGGAACCTTCGTCAATCGTCCACATGTTGATGCCACGGTTTTGCCACTCGATGGTCATCAAGTTCATAGACCTGCGGGCAGTACGCAGGTCATAGCCCGAGCGCATCTCACGCCCAGCGCGCTCCCACGCCTCTTCGGCAATTTCCGTGAACTCTAAGTTGAAGGCTGTGGTGCCGGAGGTGGTCATCTAAATCTCGCAGTCTTCTGGGCTATGCCTTTGGGTTGGGCAACAAACTGCTTACCCTTTGCTTTTCCGGCTCGTTTTGCCTTCGTGGTCGCCGCATACTCAGCAGGGCTCAAAGACTTGATCGCAGCCTCCGGCAGATACCGCTCCCCCGTTTTGGAGGAGGGCTTTCCGCTTTTGGTCCGCCATTTCTGGCTCCCCCAATCCTTGAGCGATTGCTGCGGAGGTTTAGTCACGATACCCGCCACCTTTAGCCTTGTACTGCTTTGCCAAGAGCTGGGCCTTACGAGCCGACCACTGCCCTGCACCTGTGCCTTGAGTCGCTGCGGCCTTGATCTTGTTGAACAAGGCTTTGCGCATTCCGGGCTTGGTGTAGTTGCCAGCTTCGTTAACCTTGGACTTTACTTCGCCGCCTTCTGCATACTCGTAGAAAGCGGTGTCATCCCGCCGTTGCTTGCGCTTAGGCTTAGGCATCTTGCTGGGGCTGATAGCCCCCATTCCGCGAGAAGCCATCATGATGATCTCCTAGATCATACGGCCTTTAGTCTTGCCCCGCTGAGCACAACCGTCTGCCCGCTTAGATGCAGAGCCACCTGAAGCGTAGCCAACCTTGCCGCCTTTCTTCATGGCGGGCATCCCCGGGGCTCCGGGCGGAGGCGTTACGTCGCCAGCACCGGCTTCGGGCGGGAGGGGCGGTACACGTCGACGCGGCATCGGACGTTTTGGGGCTACCCCCTTCTTTGCGGCCATGGGGGGCATCGGGCGATTCATCATGTCATCCATGTTAGCAGCTCCCACCTTTACGATACATACCACCACCGGCCATCTTCACTTGCATGGCTTTGGTTTTACCTTTAGAGGCAACGCCATCAGCAGCACGGCGGAACACTGCACCGCCACCCTTCATGCCTGCATGCGCTTTTGAAGCAGGGGCACCCGCGTGGGCTTTCAATGAAGTGGCAATACCGCCCTTTTTCATGCCTTTGGCTTCCGCCATCTCATGCTTGATCATGGACTTGGGAGCGCCCTTCTTTTTCATGAAGGCCACCTCTTTACCCATCATAGCCTTGGACTCTTTCATGTCACCACCTTGGTTGAATTTACGGCCTTTATCGGCCTGCATGAATTCCTTGCCAACCTTTTGCGGGATGCCAAGGCGTTTAGAAGCTGCGGGGTCATTGGCGACCATCGCCATCAGGTTGTGCTGAGCTTTGGTCTTGCTTGGCATTTGCCCTCCCAGTAAAACCTTTTACTGTGTCGGTTTCCCAGATTCGGATTGCAAACCATATTACGGTTAACACCCCGCCAATCAAACCAACAATAGGCGGAAACCATTGCATAAAACCAGCAACGCCCACAACAACGGCAGCGCCATCAGCAGCGGTTTTGATTTCTTGTGCGTTCATCTCAGCAAGCCCATTTCCTCAGACTTTTATTGATCCGGCTGTTTGGGTCATTCGCGGTCTTCGCGGAAGTCAGCTTCTTCTTCATACCCGTCATCCGGGCACAGAATGACTTCTTCCTTGCCCCACCTTCCGGTTGCGGGGCCTTGAGCCCCGGCTTCCCCGGATTGGCCGCGTTGTAGCTGGCGCGCCCTTTGGCATTCAAACCACCAGAGGGATTCTTGCCTTCTTTGCGTTGCCATGCTGGCGTCTTAGCCATAAAACACCATGACAGAGGCAATAGTTGTGATGTCAACGTATACGTCTGTTTTGAACAGCACACCCTGACCCGGCAGCAAGAGATTTTGCCCGCCTGTCGCGTTGCTTGGGATGTTGATCGTGAACTTGGTTGTTCCGCCTGATCCACCATCCTTGAACGCTACAGACCCCGCCGTAGACGGAGTTGGCACGATATAGATGGCTTTAACCCTGACGCGGCCAAGATTGCCATCGTTTTCATCGACCAACTGGCCGTCTGATGTCTTTGCTTTACTAGCAAGAACGTCGGTTTGTACGGTCATAGCGACCTCCTATCAGACTTGGTTAGAAGCCTGATACATCGTACCGTCAGAGTTCCGAACCACGTATTCGGCAATCAGTACGCCTACCCCAGCGGTGGACGCGCCCTGTGCAACGGTGTACGTGACAAACTTGTCAGTCGTACCCGTATTGGCAATCAGCGCAGCCGCAGCTTCAGTTGCAGCAACTGTAAACGAATACGATCCGGGGTTGGTCACCGTCAATGCACCGGTCACCGCAGTGCCACTGATTGACAAAGTAATCGTGGTAGCTGCATTAAACGTAGTGGTCGTGATGAACCGGAATTCGAGGATCAATGACCCCGCCGGAAGCACAAACGCTTCTGTGTCGTCCGCGTCGTTGAACACGACGGCTTTGGTTTGAGCAACTTGAGTAGCGCCCGTGTTACGGGTCGTAGCGGCGGTCGTGCCGGTGGTGTAGCGCGTGGTGCCCAGCAGCCACGGACCTAGATGAGTTGCGATACCCATACTTCCCTCACATGCGAGTTATGGTGCGCCTGTCTGCATGTCGTCAGCCGGGACTGTCAAGCGCACCGAGATGACCCCGGAATAACGATGTTGTAGCACAAAAGAAAAGGGGGCACAAGGCCCCCTTCGGAGTTACTACTCCTAGAGTGCTCAAGCCCCCGGCGAGCCAAATGCGCCCAACGGATCGCTCACTCCGAAGACATATCTCTCACGGGCCTTGTACCTAGCGTTGCCGGTATCGAAGTCAGCATCCATTCCGGTTTGCATCGGAGTACGGACGAAGTGCTTCAGACCGTTTGGCACGTCGGTCAAAAGGAACCATGCGTTAGTGTCAGTCAGATAGTGATTGACCGTGAAGCCTTCAGGGATAGAACCCATCGACTTCAACGCGTTGATGTCATTGTCGGTCGTACCAACACGCAGTTCGGTTTTGAGCAGGCGCTCAGCAACAAACTGAAGTGAAGGCGGAACAACAAGTTTGCGGGGCTTAGCGGCGATAAGCAGCGAACGCTCATCCGTCCAGCCAGCGATCTGAATAACTGCCGCCTCAAGGGAGGTTTCATTCAGGTCTGCACCGACCGTAGGACGGTTGCTGTTAGTGCCACCAGAGACCAGCGGGTGGTCAGTCGCAAAGAGGACTTTGCCGTCACCATAAGTCGGACCGCCAGTAAATCCTTGATTCAGGATGTTGGCAGCTTTGACCTGCTTGGTATACGCCATTGCGCGAGCCAACGCCTTGGTGTAGCGACTGGACAGACTGTCGTACAGGTTGTCTTCCATCGCCTCTTCGGTCAACGAAAAACCCATAGCGATGGTCTCGTGCACGTAGCGTGCAGTCCATGCTTCCTGAGCGTTGTCATACGCAAGGGCAGAGCCCTCGTTTTTGACTGGGGCGGCGCTGAAGCCGGAGAGTTTCGTCTCCTCTTCAAACGAACGCTCAGAGCTTTCCTGTTCGAAAATCTCTTTGTGCTCTTCGCCGTACTTCTTGTACTCCAGACCAAACAGCGCGTTAAGGCCGGGGAGCAGCTCTTTCAGTAGTTGTGCGCGTGAAATAGCCATTTCTCACTCCTTAGACGCCGGTCGGGTTGTTGTACATATGTCCACCGGTCATGACCGTAGTTGTAGTCGTAGTGATTACAACAGGGGGACCAGCGTCATATGCGCTTGTGGAAGTCGACACCGCGTACGGATCGTTGAACTTGCAAATAAATTCGCAGAATTCGCCCGAGGAGTTCGCAGTATCAGGGACACCGGCTACGATACGAATGGGGAGCGACGCGGTAGCGGCGGCAGAAGTACCGTCGATAGCCACAGCGGAATCACCCGTAGTGGTAGAACCAGAGTTTTGCACCAGCGCAGCGTTATTGCCAACCACAGTCTGACCATAGAAGGCCACAACAGTGGTGCCCGACACAGCCGCTACTTTGAACAGCACGTCGGGATCATCAACAACATACGCATACGCGTCCGACGCAACGGTACCAGAGGGCCAATACTGATTCCAGCGCGGCTGCTTGGTTGAAGGGTCGGTGTACGTACAGCCCATGAAAATGCCAATCACGCCCGTAGCGGCAATCGTGGTCGTACCGGTGTCTTTTTGGACGGTACCGGTATTTGCCATCTTCAGAACGTCACCATAGAAGATGTCAGTGGCATAGCCGCTGGCAATCTTGATTAGGCGCGTCGAACCGGCATAGACCTGACCACCAATAAGGTTGACCGGCTTTAGGCCGTACGGCTTGTCAACGGTGGGGTAAGCCATGTTTTGACTCCAAAAAATTAAGTGCCTTTACCGAAAGTGACCTTCGTTTTGCGTTCATTGAACAGCGGCATCCGAGGATCATTTTCACGCATGAGGTGGTTATCGACAGAGCGGACCTGAGACGCAGCTTCATTCAAATAGAATTCGTTGCGGTCCTCTACCATCTCAACCGGGGCTTTGCAGAGCAAGAGACCACCAATCAGGATGTTGTCTTTGAACCGTTCGTTCTCGACGTTCGATACAAAGATTTCCGGGTGATCAGATGCTTTGACAGGTTCCCAACCTTCACGGAATTTGATGGAAACGTTCATGGCATCAGGTTCACCACGAGTGCTCACACGAATCCAACGATACTCATAGCCCTCTTGCGGCGTAGGCGACGGAAGAGTCTCCGGGCGTACCCAAGCACGTTTGCGGGCCGTTTTTTCGCGGGTTTCGAGGTCTCGGTTAAGTCTGTTCTCAGCCATTTTGTTTCCTCAATTCAAGTGCAACCTGTTTGGCGTATTCATTCAGGGGTACGCCCAGCCGTTTTGCCAGTGCTACCTGCGTTTCTGTAAGCGTGATTTTTCGGGGTGCAACGCTACGACTCGCGGGGGCCACGACATTTGCCTTACGGCGTGGCTTGACTTCTTCCTGTTCGTCTTCCTCAACGTTGAATTGTTCGGGGAAGACTTGTCGCATACGAGAATTTATTTTCTCGTAGTAGTCATCAGAGCGAGGGTTTATACCCTGTTTAACGAGCTTTTGATGCAGCCCCAGAGCAAAGCTCGTCATTTCATCGTCTTGCCCAAACCATGCGTTTTCTTGCTGCCACTGCACGGCTCGGGGGTCAACTTCTGGGGCGGGTGGTTGAGTTTGTACCTCAGTTTCCGACTCTTGTAAAGTAGGAAGTTTTAGGTTGTTAATTCGATCTGACTTGAGCTTTGCTGCCGTCAGTTCTTCCTGTGCCGCTACCAACGCCTCGGATTCGCCAGCATCAAAGGCTTGCTTCAGTTTGGACTTGGCTTCGTCAAGCTCTCGCTTCACCACTTTCTTGGCTTGCTCAAGCATCACCTGCTGGTTTTCAGACACGGTGCCTTTAAGCCGCTTGTTTTCTTCAACAAGCCTTGCAGCCATAGCCTCCAATTCAGCTTTTTCGCGGGCGGCTGCTTCCGCCGCACGTCGCTGGTCGTGATAGCCCTTGCTGAAGTGCTGAAGCCTGCGTTTGACCTTTTCCGAGTACGACTCCAGTTCTTCATCGGTCAACTCATCAGGCGGCGCTGAAGGTTTACGGCCCCGATCCTTTTTAGGTGTGTCATCTACGACTTCAATCTCAATGTCGTCGTCTGACTCCTCAGCTTTTATTTTCGCAGGCTTTTCAGGTTTGCTATCTGGCACATCAGCAAACGGATCACGTCGCCCCTCGACGATAATTTCAGCAGAGCCATCCTCTTTTATCTTGACATCTTGGCTTGTATCCCGATCTGGATCGGGAAATTCAAACGATACTTTTTCCATAGGCATGATGTATCTCCTTACGCACGCGTGATGCCACGCGGGTCAGCCACAACTGCTTCGACGGAATCGTCATTCATCAGGCGGTACTCCACACCATTGACCCGGATGCGCGTACCAGAGTTGGCGCGGAACACTACAAAGTCCCCCACCTTGCACCAAGGCCCGTTGGGAAAACGCTCCTTGTCAGCATAGGCTTGTTCGCCCATATCAAGCACCACGCCGGTCACAGTCATCAACTG